TATGCAATATATGTGATAAAGAAAAGTCATTATGCCATACGAGTGATTGGGATTGGCCTAATGATCCTGAATTGCAAAGAAATAGAGAGTTTTAAATAGGAGGAAAAATTAAATGGTTAAAAAATGGATCCAGAAAGCTATTAAAAAACCTGGAGCATTAAGAAAAGAATTAGGTGTAAAAAAAGGAAAAGATATACCTATGTCTAAGTTAAAAGCAGCTGCTAAAAAGAAAGGTAAAATAGGTCAAAGAGCTAGACTTGCTGAAACGCTGCGTAAGCTTAGAAAAAAATAAAGATTTTTGAGGGAATCTCTCCAGCCTTTTTGGATGGGTTGTAGGAAGACTCCTAGGGCTTCCGTCCCTCTCATTATAAACGTTGAAACAACAAAAAGGAGGTTGAGTGGTATGAGATACCGAGAAACCAAAAAAGGCAAAATGTCTAAAGAAGGCTTAGCGCCAGAGAAAAAAATAGTAGAAAAAAAGAAAAAAGATTATAAAGGTAGATATAACGGGTTACTATCTTCTGAAAAGGAAATAGTAGAAACATGTTCTCCAACATATCCATCCCGTTATAAGTAATTTTTGATAAGGCTATAATATTTTTAAAGCTCTTATGTTGTAATTGACATAGGGGCTTTTTTTTGTTATATCAATTAAAAAATTTAATTGATGGTAATGATGAAAAAAACTCTTGGTCAACAATTACTAGATACTCATGAAGAGCATCAAAAAAATATTCTTACTCCTATAGAATCGGGAGATCTAGCAAATGAAGCTGGAAAAAGTTATATGAAAGGACTTTGGAAAGCTATTGACAATCATGCAAAATTAAAATTAGATAAAATTTGGATAATGGCAAAAGCAGAAAAAGAGCATTTTGCTCATCGAGCAATAAAAATAATGTTTGGAGTAATGGACAAGCCCCTTAGATATATGCGAGAAAGTATGGATCTGTGGGAGTATGATTATAAAAATAATAAGTTAAAGCTTTTATGGTCATTACCACATAGATCAGGAATGAAGAACTTTCTTCGTGCACCAGACAAATATTCTAAAGATTTGATTAAATGGATCAATATGTACATTGATCAAGAAAACATTAATCTCAAAGATTCGAAGACGCAAATAATTTCGTGATATTATCTCCTTCTCGTCATGTTTAATAATATTTTATTTGCGTCTTCTTTACATTTTTAATGACAAAAAATTTTTTTATTTATATCAATTAAAATATTTATTAGTATCAAGCTAAACATCGCATAGCCTGCGTAACGGCAACTGTACGAAAAAATCGTACGACTCATGCGTAACGGGATTCGCAACCCATAAAGGAGGCATATGAGCGAAGAAAAGTTGCAAGACGTAAATAATCAGGAAAGCGTCGCTCCTGAAACAGTTTCTGAAGATCAAGGCCCTGAGAAAGCAGCTCAGCCAACTGATGTAAGCACGGAGCCTGCTAAAGGCAGTAAAGAATATAATTGGCGTCAGATGGAAAGAAAAAATGAGCAGCTTGAGAATCAGATAAAAGAATTGATGCGTAAAGATGAAGAAAGGAATCGTCCTACACCTCCTCCGGAGGAAGATGTGTTATCAACGCTTGAAAAAGATGATATAATCACTGTTGAACAAGCAGAAAGATTAGCAGCTAAAAAAGCAGAAGAGTTGATAAATCAAACATTAGCAAAGAGAGAACGAGCATCCCTTCCTGATCGTACACGCAAACAGTATTCTGATTTTGATTCTATTATGACTGAAGAAAACATTAAAAAATTAGAAACAGAAGAGCCTGGACTTGCTGATGCTTGTGCAAAAGCAACAAATCCTTGGGAAGCGACGTATAAAATCCTTAAGAAATTTGTTACTCCAGCTAATGATGAAAAGATCAAAAAAGCTGAAGAGAAACTTAATGATAATTATGCGCGTCCTGCTTCTTCTAACTCTGTTGGAAGAAAAGGACCTTTGGCTGATGCAAATGCATGGGCGAATGCATCGAAAGATGAACTCTACAAAGAGATGATGCAAGCTGCAAAAAAGGCTCGTTAATAACGAGGTTTATTGATGACAACAACAACTACAGTATTGCCGCCACCAGTGCAGCAAAGATTTGCTGAGAAATTGCTGTCTACTCCTCAAGCAAGGTTAATTCATGGATTAACAGCAGAAAGAAGAGCTATGCCTGAAAATTCTGGTAATATTATGAGAATGAGAAGGTATAATCGTTTAGAGACAGCTCCTGTTCCTGTGAATCCATCCATGATGAATCCTCCAGCACAACAATTAACGGCGATTGATATCGATGCACAAATCGATTGGTATGCTACTTATTTAGTTATTACTGAAGAAGTAACACTCATAAATCAGGATCCCGTTTTGAATTCTGCTGCGGCTCGTTTAGGTCAATCGATGAGAGAGACTGAAGACGAACTTGTGAGAGATATGTTAGAAGCAACAGCATCTATTAGAAATGCTACAGGTGGTACAAATGGGGATAACCCAACTGAAATTGTACGTTCAGATATTGATGGCGTAATAGCAACTCTTCAAAATAATGATGGGGAATTCGTATCTGAAATGATTGGTGGAGAAGACAAATTTGGAACTGGGCCTGTGCGTGATGCATACTTTGCTCTTGGTTCTTCAAGATTAATTGGACAATTAGAGCTTATAGATGGCTTTATAGCTAAAGCTCAATATCCAAATGATCGTGGAACTTTAGCGAGTGAATGGGGAACAGTATCTAATGTTCGTTTCTTCTTATCATCTCGTGGTTCAGTTACATCCTCAGCATCTGCTCTTGGCGCTGATGTTTATAATGTATTTGTAACAGCACAAGAAGGTTACACAACTATTGATCTTGATGGATCATCAGTACAATTCATTTATCATCCTCCGGGTTGGGGAGATGATCCTTGTGAGTTGAGACAAACAGCAGGTTATCGATTTGGTTTTGCTTCTAGAATAACCAATGATGCTTGGGTTTTAAATTTAAGAACAACACTAGCTTAGGAGGTATAATATGAGTACACCATTAGCATTAATTGCTCAAGGTTCATTTGTCTCCGGCGGTGTGGCAAGAACAATTGAGTTACCAAAGCAACCACATTATTTTGTGATTAAAAATCGTTCTACTTGGGGAACAGCTCCAACAGCTGTTATTCAATCAGAATGGTTTGATGGATTTGGCGCTGGCCAAGCTATTACAATGACAGAAGGTGGTGGTAGTGCATTAACAGCAACAGCTATAGCTGCAGGTGGCGCTGGATTTACTTTTGTAAATATCAGTGATCAAACACCGGGAGCATTAGTAGCAACAGGTACAGCGATTACTGCTGCTAATCCTGCGGTAGTAACAGATGCAAACGTACCTGCTGTTGGTAACATTGTAAGAATGATAAATACTACTGGCATGTTACAAATTGCTGGTATGGATTTCAGTGTGACAGCTGTAACTCCAGCAACTAATTATACTTTAGGGTATTTAGATGCATCTGGTTTTGCTGCGGCAGCGACAAATGCTGATTATCGAGTTATTCCAGCTAAATATTATACGCCTTATAGAAGGTTTATTACAGGCATTTCACAAGCAGCAAATGCAGTAATAACAGTATCTGTGGCGCATAATTATGAAGTTGGTGACAAGATAAGAGTAAATTGTCCAGCTGAATTTGGCATGACAGAAATTAATGGAGTTTTAGGCACAGTAACAGCTGTTGGAGCTTCCACAATAACAACAGATATTAATTCAACTGCATTTACTGCTTTTGCCTTTCCGACAAGTGCAGTAGCGGCGACTGGAGTATCATTCCCTCATGTAGTACCTGTTGGAGAAGTAGCAACAAAGCTTACTTCTGCAATAGATAATACTGCATATTATGGAATGTACTTAGATACAGGTGTGGTAGGAGCAAATACAAATGTTATGGATTGGATGGCATTTAGCAGAGATTACACTGTATAAAACTGATAGGATGGGGGCATTTTGTCCCCTTCCTTAATTAAAGGAGAAAGTATGCAACATTATCAAGATATTAATCTTAGAGGGACAAGGAAGAAGACAAAGGAAGAATTAAAAAAAGCTGAAGAAATAATTGAAAAAGCGGAAGCTGAAGATAATCAAATGGTTTCAGGTATTTTTAAAAATTTAGAAGCACCGGGAGGCGATTTAAGATTCTCTTATAAAAAATATAAAAATGATCCCGATAGAACATATCATTTTGAAGATGGAAAAAAATACACAGTTCCTAAAGGAGTAGCCAAACATATAAATAACATGACAAATGTTAAACAAAGAAGTTATGTATTAGATGCTAGTGGAACTCCTACATTGCATACAAGACCATCTGGGCCAGGAAGGCAAAGATATCAATTCTTATCTACAGATTTTATGTAAGAGGAAATAAATGGCGTTAAATGATTTTGATTATATCAAAGCAAAAATTAGAAAAATAACTGTAAGACCGTCTGAATTCCAGTTATCTGATGATGAGCTAATTAATTATATTAATTCATTTTTAATATATGATTTACCTCTTCATACAAAATTATTTTATAACAGGCAAAAATATTCGTTTCAGTTAACTCCAAATGTAGGAGTTTATTCAATTGAAGCAATAAAAAATGATTATATAAATTTTGAACCACCAGCATATGTTGATGGATTTCAAATTCAGTATAATCAAAATGAGCAATCATTTTTGCAAATGTATCCTAGATATAAGTATACATCTCAAATATCAACAGGAAATGGTACTGTCGGTCCTTACAGTGGATCATATCAATATACGCCAATAGAACCAGAGACAGCCGTTATAAGTACAATAGATATAAATGGAAATTCTTTAACGGCAATAGATGATGGAAATGGTACATTTACAGGAGATGTAGTTGTTGGTTCAACTATTGATTATGAAACAGGAGCAGTTGCCAATTTAAACTTTACAACTGCGGCAACTACTGGAGAACCTATATATTTATCAGCAAATAATTATATAGTTGGAAGACCATTTGCGATGCTTTATTTTAATAATGAGTTTCGTTTTTGGCCCTTTCCTGATAAAGCTTATACATTTGAGATAGTTGCATTTCCTAATTTAGCAGCAACAAGTTCTACAGGTGGCGGGGATTTTCCAGAACTTAAGCAATGGGCTGATTTTATTGCATATGGAACATCTTTAAAGATATTTACAGATAATATGGATATGAATTCATATGGAAATATAAAAATATTATTTGATGAAGCAAAAAGATTAGCTGAAAGAAGGACAATGAAGCAGCTTTCAAATCAGAGAGTACAAACAATATATGATGATGGGATGCATTATCCAAGTAGTATGTGGGGATATCCTTATCAATAATAAATAAATAAAGGAGGTAAGAGGTGGTTTATGATGCTAATATTCCAATTGGTACAGATTGGCTTTCAGTTAGTCAGCCTCAAATTTTAGAAAATTTTTCACAATTAAATACTGTATTTGATCTAAATCATGTGCCATTTGATGATGGTTCAGCAGTTGATAGAGGAAAACATACATATGTAACGATGCTTGAAAATGCTGGTGGTTCACCATTAACAGCAGCAGGAGAAGGGGCTATATATGTAGATAATCCTGGTGGTACTAGAGAATATGCCTATTACAAAAGAGAAAATGCTGGAGCAGGCACAGGGATAGAAATTCCTTTTTCACATTTAGCAGGATATGGAAAAATAATTGGAGCAGGTTTTGGAGGAACTCCTTTCAACTTAGCTTCAGTAACAAATCCATCTACTGGGACTTATAATGTAACTCTTACAAATCCTATGGTTGATGCAAATTATGCTGTTGTAGCTATAGCACAAGCAGATGTAGGATTTAAATTTATTCCCGTAATTTTATCACAGACAGCAGCAGGATTTACTGTTCAGATATTTGATGATGGTGGGAATTTTGTACAACCAACTAGTGTTAATGTAATCTTATTTGGAGAGATAGCATAATGGGAAAAATGTCATTACCTGTAGTTCCTATAAAAAGAGGTTTAGAACAAAATAAAGAACCTTTTCTTTTAGAAAATGATGCATTCCCAGTTTTAAATGATGCATATATTTATCAAGGTAAGATACTTAGGAAACAAGGTAATAGAAAATTAGGAAGAATAGTACAAATAGAAGTAGATGGAGCTCTTGGAAATGTAACAGCAGATCCATTTATAGTTAATGTATTTACTGCGCTTCCTGGAATTGGAACACTTGGAATTGATCCAGGGTCAGTATCTATAAATATAGCTGCTGTACCAATAACATATACTGATGATGGACAAGGAAATTTAACAGCTCCAGGGCCATATACAGGAACGATCAATTATCAAACTGGAAGTATTTCTATTAATGTTCCACCCGCAGCAATTGGAAATGCAGCA